TGATGAAGTCATCCGGGCGCACGACACCAGGCGGCGTCGTGAAACGGACGATCGAGCCGGCGGTCGACGCAATCTGGCTGAAGGACCGCACCCGCATGCCGGCATCCAGGAATGCCACCCAATCCCCTGGGCGGACTCCGTAGGTGTCGGTCGCGATGGCCGCCGTTTGGCCGTCGAACATCCCGTCCGGGATCCGGAGGGCACTCGTGGGCCGGGGCATCCAGAACGACCGCCCGGCTGCGTGATCGAGGGTCCAGCGGAGTGCGGTCGCGATCTGCTCGCCCACCTCGATGCTTCCCGACTCCCGCTGCATCGCCCCGATGTCCTGGTAGGACTCCTCGATCGGCTCGCGACCGAAGCCGATCTCTTCGCGGGCAATGGACACGGTCACCGTCCCGGAGGGCTGATCAAACTGGGCCCCGAGGGGGAACAGTCGCGGAGCCTGGGAATACCCGGCCGGCACCGGCCCGGCTTGCCACTCCACCCCGGCGACCCGCAGCGACCACAGGGCCGGCGAGGCCTCGACGTGATTGACGGTGAACTCGCAGGCGTCGGGATGGATCCAGCGGAGCGTCCGCTCCTCCAGCCGCCCGACCACCAGCGGAACCACGGTGTCCGTCGGCATCGGCCACTCAGGTTCCGCGTCCTCGAACACTTCCCACTGCGACCAGTCCCCGCGAAACACCAATTGGAGGCCACCCCGGATCCGGGCGCTGGCGCGAGCGCCCCAGAGGACGGCCGCCGGCCAAAGGGGCACCGCCACTCGGTCCTTGCCGCAGGCGTGGAGAGCGGCCTCAAGGCGTCGAGCGTCACCGTCCTGGGCGATCAGCCCGAAGCTGGTCCGGGTGCGGAGGTGGCAGGCCAACGCCCGCCGTTCCTCGCGGTTCGACAGTCCGGTCTCGACGTGGGCCATCACCTCGAACTCGCAGCGGAACGGCCCGCGACCATCGTGCGGCAGGTCGAGGATCCAGAGCGGACGCGACTGGTAGGTGGTCTGGATCATGTCTTCGACCACCGGTGGGAGGTGCGCTTGGCCATGTCGACGAACCAGGTTTCGGCCTCCTGGGAACCCGCCCAGCGTCGGGCATCCTGCCGGCTGTCGAACGTGGCCACGTTGACCTGGGTGGATCCGCCACCCGCGGCCGCGGCCACCGGTGCCGAGGCCACTCCCTGGCCCGACCGCAAGGCTTCGAGGTTTTCGAGGCCAATGCGGGAGACTGAAGCGGCATCGAACACGTACTCGCGTCCGTGAACCACGCCGGCAACCTGGCTCGCGGGCATGTCGCCCGTGTAGCCGCCCTGGGCGAACCCGCCGAAGGCCGCGACCGCCGCGATGACGGCCGCGAGACCGACCGCTGCGGCGACGCCGAAGGAAGAGATGGAGGTGAGGATGGCCCCGGGGGCCTTCGCTGTCGCATCGACGGCCCCTTCCTTCGCCGACCAGAACATGTTCTTCGCCGCCATCAGCGCCCGCTTGGTGATCCACTCCGTGAACATCCGCGAAATGGCCGCCGTGACCGCGCCCATGATCGGCCCCGCGATCGAGCCCAGCCGCGAGGACCAGTATTCCGTGTCCCCGATCAGCTTCTGGAGTCCGCCGGACACCGAGTCGACCGCCGTCCCGATGACTGAGGTGAAGGATCGGCCGATGGCTTGGGCAGTCGTGCCGAACTGGTTTTCGAGGCCGGTGATCGTTGCCGTGACTTGGTCACTGACTGAGTTCGGATCCGCTCCGGCCGTGCCGATGGCCGTGTTCACGCTCCCGAGACGCCCCTGGAAGCCGTCGACGCGCTGGCCGATCTGCTCCCGTTCCTGCTCGGTCAGCCCCGGCGCGGCGGCCCTCTGCTGAAGCAACGCGATGATCCGCTCGATCTCGGCGCGTTCCTGACGCAGGAGGGCCAGCTTCTGGGCGTACTTCTCTGCGTCGTTGAGACGGAAGTCGCCCTCGATCATCGCCCGCTGCCGCTCCAACTCCGTCAGCCGGCCCGCGGCCTCCGCCTCCAGGCGACGGAGGTCCGCGAGGGCATTGGCAATCGGCACCTGGGGCTTCATGCCGTCGGCCACCCGCTTCTCCGCTTCGGCAGTCGCCTCCCGGGCTTCGAGGATCTCGCGCATCCGCGCCGAAAGCTCGTTCAGCGCCGTCAGGTCATCGCCACCCGGAGCGATCCCCATGAGGCTCCGGCCAGCCTGGGTGGATTGGTCGAAGAATCCGTCGAGCCAGCGCTTCGAGGCCTCGGCGGCCGCCTCGATCTTGGCCGTCGAATCGCCGAGGGCTTTCTCGTCGTAGGCCACCCGGCCGACCTGGACGAGACCAAGGTTGGTCCCGAAGAGCGTGTTCACCGCCTTGATCTCGGCGTTGATCACATCCTCCAGCTTGCCGGCCACCCAGTTGATCGAGATCACCATTCCCTGGGCCACCTGGTCCATGACGCGGAGCGCCCCCTGGGCCAGCATCTCGAACACCGAAACCACGCCGCGCCCTGCCAGCTTCATGCTGCTGTTGATCGTGGTCAGGAGCGCGTTCCCGATCCCGCTCCACAGGCCGGGTCCGGCGAGCCAATCGAGGAGCGCACGGAAGGTCCTTCGCGCGCCCAGCTGCCCCAGCTCGAAGCCCGCCTGGATGGTGAGGCCGATGAACTCGTCGAACCGGCCTGCCTCCCAGTAGTCGAGGGCGATCCGCACGAAGGCCCCCGCCTTCTGCCCGGCGGCCGTGAGGTCGACTCCGGCGAATCCCTGGACAATCGCATCAAGTGTCGGAGCCAGCTGGTCGAGGATCCCCGCGAAGAACTGCTGGCCCTTCAGCTTCAGCTGGCTGAACCCGTCGCCGATGGCATCGAGGACCTCCGCGTTTCTTCCAAGGACTTCGGGAAGTCTGCCAAGGGCGCGATCCGTCCTGGAAGTGTCCCCGAGCGCATCAAAGATCTGCAAGAGATCGAGGCCGCTCTTGCCGAAGACCTCCATGACCAAACCGGCGCGCGTGGTCGAATCCTCAATCCCGTGCAGGGCCTTCCCAACGGCCAGGAGGCGTTCGTCCGGGCTGAGATTCAGCAGGTCGCCCACATTCAGCCCAATCTGCTTGAAGGCTTCGGCGGAAGCACCCCCCGTCTGCGCCGCTTCAAACAGCGCCTTCTCCAGTTTCGCGAACGTGGGCAGCACCTGATCCGCACCGCTCCCGGCTTCCGCGAAAACCGCGCGAAGTCTCGCCATGCGCTGAAAGGCAACCCCGGTAGCCTTCGCAGTGTCGACGAGCCGACCGCTATCCTCGATCACCTCGGACAAGCCCGAAGCAATGGACTTCAGCCCCGCCGCGGCCGCTCCGACAGCGATCAGGGGCCCCGCCAGTCGTCCCAGCGACCCAATCGTTGACTGGGCAACACCGGAAACGGCCTGGAGGCCGCCGGTCACGCGCCCGACACCGTCGAGACCGAGCTGGATCGTGAGTTTTTGGGTGGCCATGTCACATCCCCGCCATGCGGCGGAACTCCTTCTGAATCCGCCGGGAAACCGATTCGCCCTGGCGGGAGACCATGGGGGCCACGGCGGCCACGATGGCGTTGGTCTGGATCATCGCCTTCTCTGCCGTATCGCGGACGGCGGCAGCATCGAGGAGATGGAGCCAGGCGAGCGACTCGCCCAATGCCTGTTCCCGGGTCAGGCCGGTACGGAAGCAGACCTGGGCGACGAACTCGGCGAGGGAGATCCGCCCGCCTGCCGAACGACGCTGCCCGGGACGAGACGTTCCATGCGCTCGGCCCGACGCTGGAACCAGGGAACGAAAAAATCGGCGTTGATCCGCTCGCCTTCCGTCACGATGCGCCCAAGGGAATCAGGGCGAAGAGTGTCACCCCAGCCCTCGGGTTTGCCGCAGAGGATCTCCGCCATGCGCGGCTCGTTCTCGAGCACCCGGGCGAAGGCCTCGTACTCGCGCACGGGCAGCATGCGGAGGGTGATTGGTTCGATCGATCCGTCCCACAGGACGGCGTCGAGGTTCTGGATGCCGCCGTTGAGGATCTCGGCGGTGGTCGGTCCGGATTCAGGTTTCGCGCTCATGGTCTGAAATCACGCAGCGGGGCCAACCGATCCCCCGTCGATCGGGCTGTGGAGAACACGGGCCTCGATCGGGACCGTGACGAGGGCGTCGCCGTAGTTCACCTCGCTGGCCACCTTCAGGACGACGTAGTAGTAGGCCTCGGTGATGACAGCGTCGGCGTGGTTGTAGAGCTTCAGCTCCAGCCAACCCCGCTTGGTCAGGGATTCAAGCGGGGCGAACGTCGTCGAGGCGTCGTCCAACGCAGCAGCCCGCTCGATCATTTCGAGGACGAACGGACCGAACTCCTGGAGGGTCAGCTTGATCGTCGTCTGGCCCTTCGTGTGGATGACGTCGTACAGGACCTTCCGGCCCGGATTCGGTGCCCAGACCTCAATCTCCTCCTGCTGGGGATTTGAGCCCGCCTCGGCGATGACACCAAGCGTGACCCACTTGGGATCGCCTGCGCCAGGCTTCACGCCGCGTCCGGCAGTACCGGGAGCCGGCAGCGTAAACGGACCATCCCGGAAGAACCGGGCCTGGGTACCAATGACGACGGGTGCGAGGGGAAGAGGCATGGCGGGTACGTCTTGTTCGAGCGCTCCGCCAAAGCTCGAACGTCAATTGCGCTTGTAGTGCATCCAGCCGAACAATCGAACCGAGGCCCAGATGCAGATGCGCGTGAACCGTCCCGTCCCTGTCACCACCATAGCTTCGAGAAAAACGGCATCCGCCGCTGCGCGTTTGGCGACGCCCTCCCGATATAGGCAATCGTGGACGACGGCAGCGGCGGTGTAGCTCCCGTCGGGCGGGAAGAGGTTCCACAGCCCGCGGGGCACGCTCGCGAAGTCCGTCTCGAAGCCGGCCGGCACCAGGATCGAAGGCGGCGCGCCCTCGACCGCGGAGGCGTAGAGAAGGTCCTTTGCCAACCGCCAGGTGCGCGGGCCGACCTTCTCCACCACGAGCGGAGTCCAGAACGCCGGAATGGCTCCGAGATTCGTCACGGCACCGGATTCAGACCTTTGGCGACGCCGGCGGCAACCGATTCCGCGAGCGAGGCCGCTTCGGAACGGTAGCCCTTCACCTTGAGGGCGTAGGCCCCGTTGGTGTTGCCGGTGAGTTCAATGCCGTCGATCTGCTTCTGGAAGATCGTCGATCGATACTCCCAGCCGGCCGGGGACTTGATGGAGGTGCAGCCGACGACCAGGGCGGCCGAGGCGGCGACGAGTGCAACGAGCTTGATGCGCTTCATTTGAGGACGAGTTGGATGATGATCTGGGCGCCAATGGCCATGACTCCGAACGCGCCCATGGCTCGGAGCTGAAAAGCCTTCAGTTCGTCGACGGACTTCTTCACCGCCTGGAGCTCGGCAAGCAGCCCGCGGTTCTCGTCCCCGATGATCGTCTCCAACCGGATCAGCCGGTCGCGCATCTCCTGGTCGCTCATGGTTGCACCGGGATGAGGGTGATCTGGATCGAGAGGTTGACGACGAAGCGCTGCACGCCACCGGTGCAGCCGAAGTTCCGGAACCACGGATCGAGCAGCTCGAAACCGCGATGGGCTCCGACGCGCGGATCTGGCCGGCCGGTCACGGCCTGGATGACGTGACGGACAGCCTGCTCCGCATGGATGCCCGTGCCACCCGGGGCGCGGTTCACCTTCACGTTCTCCTCGATGATCACGGGAACGTACACCTCGACGACGGCCGCGCCCGTGGGCGAGGAGTCGACCACGGTGCCCGGCTCGATCTGCCAGACAATCAGGAGCAGGCCCTTGGTCCGCAGTTGCTCCTCGCGGGCCGGGGTCTTCGGGTACGTGCCATCCTCCTTAACGACGGGGACGCCAGAAAGCGAGGCAGCCGCCGAGAGACGGGTCGCCACGTAGGCCTGGATTGCTTCGAGGTTCACGCGAAGGCCTCCTCTGCCGCCTGGGCGAGCTTCCGTTCGATGTCCCCGAGGATGGCTTTGGCGCGGCCGGAAATGGCGCGAGCCAGCACCCGATCGTCGTCGCCCCGGCGTGCCCATTCCGATTCGTTGTCCGCGCGCAGGTACGCCAGCACCGGGTTGTCGAGGCGGTCGACGAAGTCGCCGGTCCTCGGACCACCCGAGACCCACGCGGGCACCGTGCCGCCCAAGGCCAGGACGCCGGCAGCCCATCCGCGCTTGGCGCGCCCCACACGGTCCTGGGCACCGCGGATGTACGCCGAGAGGGCCTCGTGATCGAGAGTGAGGACGGGTTCGTACTTGGCAGGTACCCGACCGCGAGCGTTCCGCGCTTCCTGGTGAAGACTTGGCGCGAAGGGAACCACCCGCTTCCCAGCCAGCGGGCCGTCCGCGAGTTCGTCGAGGGCTGCCTGGAGGCGGACGTGGTCCCGGGCACGCACCAGCTTCCGCAGGCGTCGATCCTCGAACTCCGAAGCCTTGAGCGGGCGAACCGACCGAAGAATCTCGGCCTTCACCAGCTTCCGTCCTTCGCCGCGGGTCCGGGGAGGCGTCAGGTGCATCGCCTCACGCAGGAGGAGGCGTCCTTGGCGGCGCATGACAACCTTGGAGTCCTGACCGATGTCGCGGACGTAGCGGACAATCGCCTCCTGGAAGTCGGCCAACTCGGGAACGTGGAGGGTCGGATTCATGGTGCCACCTCCGCCGTTTCACATCGGTAGACGATCGCGATGTTCGAAGGCCGGTTCTCGACCTCGACAATCCGGTAGGTGAACCCGCTCGCCGCATCCTGGAAGACGTCTCCGACGCCAGCACCAGCCGGGGCCTGGGAGCGCAGGACATGGATCCGATCCCCGAGGGCTTCCGCCTCCCCATGCCGGAACTCCTGGCCATCCGGCGCGTCCTTCTCGACCAGAGCCGTCACGGCCTCGCCGGTGCGCAGCAACGTCAGGCCGACACCTCGGGCCACGAGGGACGCGAGGAAGCCTTCAACCCGTGCCTGCTGGGTCGGAGTCACGTTCCCTTCTTTTTCCTCGTTTTGCGGACCTGGAAGCCGTCGACATCGTCAGGGGCATCATCCGGCTGACCCGGATCCGGAGCTGGTTCAGGGGCCGGTGGAACTTCTTCAGGGGCCGGCTCGGACGTCGACTCCCCCTCCGGCCGTGGCACCACCACCGGCGGCGTGGTCGAAGCAGGGGCCACGGCCTCGGGAGCCGTGCCCTTGAAGCGGTGCCGCAGGATGCGCCCGGCTCCGCTGTCCCAGAACTCGATGCTCTCGAACTTTTCGTGGGACGTGGCCGCCCGCAATGCCTTGAACGCCCGACGCTGTTCGTCCAGGGGCGTTGGCGTTGCAGCGAGAAGCTCGACGATCTCGCCGCCGTGATGGATGCCGATAGTGATGGCCGTTCGCATGGCGTCGGGGATGGAAGCTCAGGATCAGGGCGTCACGATGCGCTTGAGCGCGGCGACTTCGAGTGGCGCGTAGCCGTAGTTGCACTCGATGACCTCGGTGACGTTGTCCATCTTGGCATCGGCGAACATGCGGTACTCCAGCGACAGGTTGGTGTCTTGATCGGTCACCACCTGGTACATGAGGACGGTCTGGGTGAGGACGGGGTGCGGACGGATCGGCGCGAAGCCGACAGCCAAGGCCGACGGATAGACGGCCATGCCGGCCAGCTTCTCGGTGCCGTTGGTGGGGAGGAGCGGGACCTCGTAGGTGTCGAACCCACCCACCCGGGGAACCCGGCCTTCGCGGACGGCGTCGGGGCTGCCGTAGTTCTGGTTTCCGACGCGACTGTCCTTCAGGAGGTTTTCCATGAAGGTGCCGTCGAGGACGAGCCCGCGGGGCGCGGTCGGCCAGTTGGCCTCCCCGCAGAGGCGCCGGAGGGTGAGGACCTCGTCGAGGTCGAACGCGGTGGCGCCCAGGGCACCAATGGTCGTGCCTGGGAAGTTGGCGGCGGTGACGACCGAGAAGATGTCGGCCAGCACCTCGTCAGCGAGCTTCTCGGCCTCGATGGTGACGAACTCCTCCTGGGAGAGGAACGGCTGCCGATTCCATTCCGCGGAAGAGAGGGACATGGCGCGGTAGCGGCGCTTGTCGACCGTCAGCTCTTTGGTCTGCAACGCCTGGTTGTTGACGGTGTTGTAGCCGTTGGCGGGGTTGAAGAGCGTCGAGTTGCCGGTCGCGAGCGGGAAGTACGGCACGACGACCTTGTCGGTCCCTTCCAGGGGGACGTTCTCGAACTTCCGGGCAAAGGCCATGATGGGCACGATGCGGTTCTTGAAGGCGCGCATGGCGGTCCGGAGAAGGACGTCGCGCTTGAGGGCGGCAGGAATGGTGATGGGCATGGGAATCGAGGATCAGGGGTGATGGTGGGGACGCGCGCTCAAGCCTGCTTGATGAGGGAGCGAAGCTCCTTCTCGTGCTTCACAACGAAGGCCGCCTTCACCTTGGGATCGGTGATGGCCTCGTACTGGGCGACGAGGTCCGTCGGACCCGCAGCGGCAGGCGTAGCGACGCCCTCCTTCCGGATCCCGTGCTGGGCCAGCTCGGCAGACACGCGGCGCTCGAAGTCCCGGTCGGCTGCGGCGAGCTTGTCACGCTCTCCCTTCAGCGCGTCTCGCTCGGTGGTGAGGCTCTGGACCGTCGACGCCTCAGCGTCGCGTTCTGCGAGCAATCGGGCGTTCTCCGCCTTCAGTCGAGTGACCTCCCCCTGGGCTGCGGTGAGGTCCGCCGTCAGGCGGGTGTTTTCGGCAATGATGTCGTCCTGGCTGGGTTTGCTCATGGCGTGGTGCGTGCTGGTTCGCGCGTCACCACTGGGGGAACGTCAAGGGCTAGGACGCCCGCCGCCGCACCTTCGCCCGCAGCCCCCCCATCGCGAACTCCCGATCCCCGACCCGGTCCGCCAGCGAAGCTTGTGCTGACCACTCACTGGATGAAAACGAGATTGATCAAGATCTGACCGCCAACCATGGCGTTCAGAGCGAAGCGCCAAGGCGAGTCCCATGGATCAAAGGCAAGAGCCTGAGCGAAAGTGATCGGCAGGTAGTGTCCTATTCTTGCCGTGAATCACGGTCGGCCCTGAATCCAAGGATCACCCATCTCACAAGCCCGACAATTCCCCAGAAGGCGACGGTGAACACTACAACGTACCCAATTGCAACATTTAGGTTGTTCGAGGTCTCTCCGCCCACGAAAAAGACCACCAGGGCCATGATAATGTTGATACTGATTAAGAGCCGCTTCCATCCCGTGCTCATGATTTACCTTTTCTCAATTGGTACGCTACTCCGACCTTCACGGCCTTCAGTGCGGGGCGCACCGGTGAAAGCTGAAGGATTGTAATGAACTCCTCCGGTTCGCCGTACGCCCACGCGTAGCATCGACGGGCCTTTGGGTGGCCGGTGAGATCAAATACCTTCCCCTTATCCTACGGTATCGTTTCTCCGCGGCATACCATTTTGACGTGGTTGGATGCGCTGTGAACAGCGGAACACCCGTGGAAATGCTCCACCGCCATCTGGATACGTTCCATGTATCCCCTACTCCCAATAGCTTTCAATGAGTTCGGAGACGGTCCACGCGCTGGGTTCGATTCCCGCCGGTTGAGAGGGTGAATGCGTATCCTGCTATGCGTTATGCAAAGGTTGTAGTTGGCGAAGTTCAGCGCGATCGCAGCCTCGAAGTGTTCCAGCTTATTTGAAAAGATGTTGGTTAATCGTGTCAGCCGGCGGCAGTGCTTCCGCAGGGTGGGGTTCTGCTTTCGATATGGGTCGTGCAGATCCGGTTCACGTCGGGCATTCCAGCAATCACGGTGCGGTCTGTCTTCACCACTTGAGCCGGACTGTACCTACTGGCAATCAGCCTCTGCTGCGAGCGTCAAGGGTTCCGCCTCCCCATCGCCCGCAGCACCCCAATCGCGAACTCTCGATCCCCAACCCGATCCACCAGCCCACGCGACACCCCCTCGCGCCCGGTGAACTTCTGTCCCTGCATGGAGTCGTCCAAGAGCCCCGGCCGGGCCGACACGACGGCGTCCCGGAACTCGGCGAAGGTGGCCTGGATCGACGACTGGATCTGGCCACGTTGCTCCTCGCTCAGGCTGGTCCCGGGAAAGCCAGCCGCCTTGAACATGGCCTCGCGATTCTTGAACAGCTCGACCTTGATGCCGGCCTCCTCGAACACCTTCGAGTAATCGTACATGCCGGCGAAGACGCCGATGGAGCCGACAATGGCGCTGCGTGAGGCGATGACTTCGCTGGCCTGACTGCCGATCCAGTACGCGAGACTTGCCATCATGCCGCCCGTCCATGCGATCACGGGCTTCTTGGCCGCCGCACGCCGCACCAAGTCGGCCACCTCGGGGCCGCCGGTAAGGAACCCGCCAGGGGAATCCACGTCGAGGAGGATGCCGGCCACGTCCGGGTTCCGAACGACGCCGGCGAGCATCTCCTGGATGTTCTCGGTGGCTTCGAAGTCGTACCAGAGCAACTCAGCGACATCGGGCCGCCGTGCGAGTGTCCCGTGGATCGGAACGACCGCGATGTCGCCGGCCATGGACACCTTCGGCTTCAGCTCCTCGCGAAGTTCCCGGTAGAGCGGATGCTCCGCCGCCTGGATCAGGTCGCTCAGATCGCGGGCGACCAGCGACGCAAGGCTGCCATCGGACATGAAAGGGAGGTCCGTGAGCAGTCGGCGGACGGTGTTCGGCGCGATGGTCATGCTTCCTCTTCCTTCTTGGGCTTTGCTTTGCCGTCTGGCTTCTCACTGGAGCCGTCTTTTCCCTCGGGTCGGGGTGGTGGGGCCTTGGCCGCGTATCCGAACCGGGTAAGGACCGTTTCGACCGGAATGCCGGTAGCCTTCGAGATCTCGCCGGCCCGACCAATGACGTACTCCTCCTCCCGGAAAATCTGGTCGATTTCCGTCTGCCAGTCCCGCCCGCGCGAGCCGTAGTGCTCGGATCGGGTCATGAGGCCCGACGCCTGATCCTCCCGGTCCTGGGCCGCCTCACGGCCGGCATCGATCGTCGCCTTGGCGGGACGGTTGAAGGTCACCCGATGCCATCCCTGGGGCGCGGGCAGGCCGTCGAACTCGATCCCCCAGGCGATGACCCGGACCCACACGAACTCGACCAATCGGCACAGCACGTCGCCCCGCTGGTCGAACTTTCGCTGGGCTTTCCCGATCACCCCGCGCACGGACGGGCCGGTCAGCTTGGTGTCGAGAACGAACGCCGGCGGCAGGTCGAGGCCGGCGATGAAGCTCGCAGCGAGCGAGTCGAGGAAATCGATGTACCCGGCATTGGGCCGGTTGCTCTCCACTCGTTTGAACTCCCGACCCTCGGGAAGGATCGGAATGTCGCCCCCAAGCATGTCGTTCCGGGAGAGCTTCTCCTCCCCGGGCGTGGCGTCCTCGGGCGGGGCCCCGTCGCCGACATCCTCGTCATCGCCGGTCTGACCCATCGGCGAGAGGTTGAAGCCGTGGTCATCGTCCAGCGGTGCCCCCTCGATCACCCCGAGGAGTGCCGCGTTGTGCTTCACGGCAAGCTTCTCGAAGGCCTGGATGTCCTTCGAATCCCGGATGTCGTTCAGCCCGCGCCGGAGAGGCGAGATTCCACGATAGACCGACGACGGGCTGGGATCGCGGACGAGCATCATCTGGCCCGCGGGCACTGTGATCGGTTCCGAGTCCTCCGCCTGGATCATGTACCCGGTGACCCTGCCCTTGGCATCGAGGGCGACGCCATCGATGGCTTTTGTGTCATTCGGCTCGAATCCGCTGCCAATCCGCCAACCTGGGATGATCTGCAGCTGCGGGAATCCGGCTTCCGCCGTGATCAGGGCCCCGACGTCCCCGTCGAGATCCACGCTCTGGCAGATCGACGACTGGAGCGCCCAGAAGTCCATCTCCGGGCGGTTGTAGAAGTCGGCACGCTTCGCCCACTCCGCGAAGTAGGCCTCGTAGACGTCGTTGACCGCGTCGTCGCCGGTGTTTGCCTGGGGCCGGATCGGCCCCGAGTACAGTGACAGGAGGTTGACCGCCAGGGACGGCAAGCCGCCGTTGTCATACACGGCACGGGCCAGCGAGGAGAGCATCGTCCGCTCGACCCCGCTGACATGGGTGCGGACGCCCGCCATCACCCCGAACGGTGTCAGGGGCGAACGGTCGGCACTCTGCCGGAGGGCCTCGAAGTAGGCCCCGTATCCGCCGCCACCGAAGATCGTCGGGCTGGAGTTCGACGACGCCCTCGCACCGGTCCGACGGGAGGGACGCGCCGATGGAACCGGAGCCTGGGCCGCCGGACTGCGCCACGCCTTGGGAAGGAGCCGTTCGAAGAGCTTCATCAGTTCCTCGCACGGTCGAAGGTCACCCGAAGCCGGCGGATCTCGCGGGGAAGCCCGGGGTTGTTGGGATCTGGACGGGCCTCGATCCAGCGCAATGCCCGCCCGGCCAGCTCCGTCACTTCAGCCGGCGAAAGCCCGTCGGGGATGGCGAACTGCACCGAGCCGCCCGCCTCCGCGGTCTGGATGATCGTGCGGCCGTTGCTGACCGAGCTCTGGAACTGGCCGACCAGAATGGCCTCGATTACCGCCTTGGCGGTCGTGCCGGCCTGCGTCGCCCGGAGTTGGGCCGCCTGGATGAACGTCGTGAGGCTGATGGCCACACTGGACGGGGGACGTCAAAGAGAAACATCCATGGCGGAGTCAGAAACGCGCTGGATGAGCCAATCATGAAGGAATACCGTCGAGAAAAAGCATCCCAATGACCGCGCAAACCAGAGTCACCAAGTTCGTCGCAGCTACCCTTGTCATCGTTGCCATAACGACTGGCTGCACCACCTCGTCAGGCCTTCGTCCGTATCGAGGACAACAGGAAGACTGGCCAGTTGCAGCAGGTGCCGTAGCTGAGGACATCGAAGGGATACCAGTTTACAGAACGTTTCCAGAACGGCCCTACATTGTCTTAGGAACATTGAGCGTCAGCGGAGACCAGTGGCAGGTAGGCTTCGTTCACGAAAGCCAAACCCAGATGCTAAGGAGGGTGCTTAAGTCGGCAGTGCGTGAAGCAAAGAAGGCAGGGGCGAACGCGGTGATTTACGACGGTCAATCGAAGTTCCTCTCAACGGTTTCGGTGCGGGACAGAGGTGCCAACCTCGACGTCGTTCCGTTGTCTGGGTCCACGGCTTCCGTCATCGCGATTCGCTTTAAGTGAAAGGGCATTCCCCGATGCGACTGCATACCACCCTCTTGGTCACCCTGCTTGTTGCAGGGTGTGCACCAAGGCCGAACCCCCAATTCACAGGTGAGAACCCGAGCTACGCGGGAGTAGCCAAAAGCTATCCGAGCTTGATCCCATCGATCTCGAAACTTGGGCAGAATCGGCCGCCCGTAGCCAAGATCGAGGTTTTCTGGAACGATCAACTGCCCGCACAGAACTTCAAAATGGTGGGAGTGATCACCTCGACTCACAATCCCCCGACTGACGTGAACGATCAAATGATTGAGTTCAGCAAGCAGATCGGAATGGATGCAATCGTCCTCCGACCTCCGGGCACTGTTAGAGTACTCGGAGTTCCAAAGCGGGTTCTATCTGCGACCGTCTTCGTGAAGGAGTAAGAGGCATCAAGTTCGGGGGATGGGTTGTCCAACAAGCCTCGTCACCAGCCCGACCATCATCACCTGCAATTCGCAGTCCAGGTAATGATTGTCCTCGTGGCGCTGGTGCCAGCGGTAGCGGACGTGCCCTCGGACGTCCCGTTCCTCGACGCGATGCTCGGCTGAGAGCTGCTTCAGGTAGTCGCGACCGACGTCCCTGGGCACGGACCAGCCTGGGAAGGTCCCGGTCAGGTACTCGAACAAGAGGTCCTTCATTCCATTCGAGGAAAAGCGGTACAGCGGCAGCAGCTTCCCCCGTCCCGCCATGGCCGTGCCGGCGGCCGGGTCCACCCGGGTCTTGTCCCACAGGCTGCGGAAGGTCTTGTTCGTCCGGGGATCCCGCCGGAGGAAGAAATCGGCGGCGTCGCCTTTGGTCGGCTTCCAGCCGGTCTTCCGGCAAAAGCGGTACACGTCCGACGCCTTGAAGCCGGAATCGATCAGGCAGTTCGACGCCGGGACGTTGTGATGGAGGGCGAGGGCCTCCAGCTCGATCTGCGAGTTACACCGGCCGTAGCTGACCAGGCGCGTCAGTCCCCCAGGCCCGAAGGCGCGGACGACGTAGTAGTAGTGCTCGCCCCCCTTCGCCTGGCGATCGACACCCATGAACCGGCACAGCTCGTCGGGCCACGTGTCGCCGAATCGGTACTGCCCCCGACGCTCCAGGAGAAACTCGAAGTCCTCGATCTCGCCCAACTCGTCGCGCCAGGGCTCGCCGAGCGACTCGTTCACGAACGTCTTCATCGGGGAGACGTCCCCCGCCTTCGCGGCCGCCCGGGCGCGGAGGAACTCCTCGACCAGGGAACGCCAGCGGACCCACCAGGGGAGGAGCGCATTCCACTTGAACGACACTCGATGCCGCGGGGCGTGAGGGTTCATCGCGACATATCGACCGCCCCGCGCGAGCGCCTGCCGCTCCGCAGGGGTGTCCCGGATGGCGTGCCCGCAGGCCTTGCACTCGTACCGGATCGAGGCCGTCAACCGGTCGAAATCCCACTGACCGCCAGGGCGCGTGGTCTCGTTGGTGTCCCACTTGAGCTGTTCCCACACGAGCGGCTGGAGCGCGGCGCACTTCGGGCACGTGATGTGGAACACCCGCTGGTCCCCGGCCTTGAAGGCGCGATCCACGGCGTCCCCCTCGCGGTCGGGGGTGCTGATGATGACCGTTCGGGCATTCCAGAAGGCGCGCGTGCGTTTCAAGACGGTGTCCAGGGCCCCGGGTGGGTAGTTGCGGACTTCATCCAGGAAAAGCCACCGGATCGGCTTCGACTGGAGCTTCGACGGGGAGCCGGCCCCGACGACATAGAACGGCATGGTCGTGAACTGGAACTCGCTCGATTCGGACGCGAGGAGCGATTCCGCCACGGGACCACAGGACTCGAACGTCGGGCCGAGTCGATCCCGGACGAACTGCTTCGCCTCGTCCTTCGCGGCCATCACCCACATGCCGGGGCCTGGATCCTCCGCGATGGCCCAGCAGGCCAGCGCCATGATCGTCTGCGTCTTCGAGGATTGGGCGCTGCACTGGATCGCGATCTCGGAAACGTGGTTGTTCGCGAACTCTTCCATGGGCGCCCGCACCCACGGCGAGGAGTCCGACCGCCACGGACCAGGCATCGGCGACGTGTTGTCGACGACGACATGCTGTTCGCACCACTGCCATGGGGGTCGTCGGTCGGGTGGCCGAAGGCTCGCGGAGAAGCACTCAGCTACCGGGTTCATTGGCGGGAGTCCCAACCCGGGCACCGATCTGATGGAGTTGGCGCATGATCTCGTCCTCCAGGTCCTTCAACCGGGCCTCCGCCTCGGGGACGGACACCCCGACCACGGATGGCGCGACGAGGTGGATCTGGGTGACCACCTTCCGCACGGCGGCAGCCAGTTCGGCGCACCACTTCTGCACCTCGGACCGCGACCAGTACTCCCCCCGCGAGACGCCCAGGGCGTGCTCGATCTTCTCGATCTGGACCGCCACGAGACGGGCCTTGAGGCTGGAGGCGTCGGCGTCCTCATCATCGATCGCCCCGGCATCCGCCAGGAACCGACGCCAGGCCACCACGTCGTACCGGCCGTCGGGCCGGGTGCCTGGATTCCCCTCGACCTTCAGGTAGCGGGAAACCGTCCGGCGGTTCACCCCGAGGATTCCCGCGAGCTCGACCTGGTTCTTGGCGAAGGGTGGGTCCGTGGACTCGCCGCCGGCCAACACCGACATGACCTGCTTGACCGTCGCCGCGGGGAGCGGTTTGCCCGAGGTGGCGAGCTTGAGGATGGCGCGCTTGTGGGCGCGAAGCAGAAGTTCGGCCTGCTCCTTGTCGAGGAATTCAGGCCGGAAGGTACCGGGTTCAGGCGTTGGCGTGGCGGGGTCCGCCATACGCCAACGGGGACACGTCAAGCAACGGGCATCAGCAGGACGCCGGTCATTCCCTACTCGCTGACCGCCCGAAGACGAAAGAACCTGTTTGGCTGGTCTTTGGAGTATGTGCCGGGGTTGGCTTCGACCCAGGTCACCAAATCGGTACTTGATTCAAGGATGATTCGAACAGGGCCAGCCGCATCAGTGGGGATAACAACCGTTGAGTTGGGCAAGGTTGTCGGCTCACTTCCTGGCTTAGCTATCGCAAAAGTATAGGCCACCCCATTCAAGCCATTCCTGTTTTTGGCCACGATTTTGGTCAAACCAGTCAGCTTGTGCCCGACGGCCAGCGGTGTTTCTGGAGTGGTGAATCCTTGATTAGGGGGATTCCCACCTGAAACCACGGTTCCGTCAGCAAAGTGCAACTGCACCTCTCCCGGCCACTTGGGATCCCCTCCGTGAATGCCTACCACTGTCACGATCTGGTTGGTCTTAACGTCGATGGACGCCTGAGTTCCTTCCGCAGTCGTGGCCTTTGGAACAACGAGAGTGACAAGAGTTCCCTGAGCAGAGATCTGCGAGGCCAACCCGACAGCAAAGGCCAAAAATGGCAGAAAGCGGATAGATTTCATCGGACCCACGAAAACGACCGCACATTGGTGTGTCAACGTTAATCAACCTCAAGACGAGCACGTCACTCGCCTCCCCTGCCAGTCGAATTGGCTCAGCAATTCTGGGCCTCTACAGATACAGCGTCGCGCTCCCGGTGACCGGGTTGTGCCAGATCGAACCCCGGCGGAGTCGACGGGGGCGATGGAGCCGGGCGTAGGACATCAGGACGATCAAGGAGAAGGCGGCGTACCAGATCCAGACAGTCGAGGCCGGCGGCAAGGGTTGGGGATTGGCAATCGCGTGGGCGGGCGAGGGATCACACTCCTGCGCAGTCCGCGTCCGGCTCCACAAGTAGTCCATGTGCGTCATCGTTCATCCTTTCATCTGACGCTCCAGCATCAGGCGGAGCGTTGACCGTGGGCTGACCCGGGCGATCTCCCAATTGCGGAGCGTCGCGTGAGGCACTTCCAGCGCCTCGGCCGCCTCCCTCTGCGTCAGTCCACGGTCCGCCCGCCATGCCTTCAGCTGGCGGGCGAAATCGTCTTTGCGCTTCTGTGGTACCCGTTGGCCCATGTCGGTCAGTAACGCACCAAACTTGTTCGTTGGAGTCAAACAGCTTACGCCCCCTGCCGACCACGGACCCGAGCGGCGGTCGCCTGGAACTCGTCGGAGAGTTGGAACCAGGGCATCGTCGGCATCCGGTCCGGCAATTCGCGCCTCGCCGGTTGAGGCTCCCGGATCCTGGCGTCCGCAACCCGCACTGGCTTCGCCTGGGAGCCACATCCAGGAGTCGGACGGGGGGCAGGCCCCGGGCGCGGCTTCCGGGCCGTTCCCGAGCCTCCCTTGCGCCAGTACATGTTCGAGTAGAGGCACCCCCGGAACTCGTGGAACTGGCCGAACAGTTCCGGATCTGCTCCGGCCACCCAGTGGACCCACCGGGATCCGTTCTTCCCGAGCCACTCGCGGGAGCCGCGGACGTGAACCAGCCAGGCGGCCGCCCGGGCGTCCGACAGGATGCCGGACGGAACGGTGAAACCCTGGGCGGCCGCCGCCTCGACCTCCCGCTCCCACGACAACCACGTTCCGTTCTGGAACAGGACTGCCGGTGCGCTGCCCTGCGAGGAGAGCGAGCATTCCTCCGTGACGGGGAACGGATGGCGCAACTGCGGATGGACACCTCCTACCGAGGCCCATCGCGCGTGAATGACGACGCTGTCCGGAAGCCGTCTGGCGAGCCGGTGGATCTCATTGACGTCATCAGACTTCATCCAATGGACGGCACCATTCGCGGACCAGGCGAGGCCGAGGCCGTGAGGGTTGACGACGGCGATCTGGCGGAGCGCCCGCAGCGACGGGCGATTCGAGGATGGGCAGACAATCAAGCAGCACATGGGAAGAGGGGGAAAAGGGGGGCGGTTGCCCGCCCCCTGGCGGGTTGGGTGTCAGAGGTTGGCGTTGGGGAAGCGGGTCTCGAACTTCTCCGCCATGGCGAGGGCCGAGGTGCGGTACTGGCGAAACTCCGCGTGAAGCCGCCCGAAGAGTCCGAGCGCGCACTTGTGGGTCGGGGTGCGACGGCTCCAGCCCATCACCTTCCAGAGCCGCTCGAGCGCCTCGCGCGAGTTCGCGAGACGGACGATCTTTTCGGAGCGGAAGAAGGGAGGAACCTCCTTGGAGGCGACCACCTTCCGGCAAAGCCCGAACACGGTGGCGAGGTGGTGCATCAGCTTCGACTCGCTGAGGGTTCCGGCGAAGGCGCGGAACTCGACGGCTTCCCGGTTGTTTGGAGCGAAGGCCTTCCGGAAGTTCACCATGCCCCGGCCCGTCATGTTGCAGAGATCGACCAGCTGGCGTCCGTCGCTGGTCTCCAGCATCCGCTCGAACGTGGCCTTCGATTCCGCCGTGAGCGGGTGGGAGTAGTTGTTCAGGTGGCGGCCGGTTCCGGTCTGGGCGTAGATGGCCCAGCGGTGGTTGTTCGCGAACCGTGCGAGGCGGCGCACGAACTTCGCGATCTTCGTCGTGTCCACCGGCTCACCCGGCATCAGGCTCCGGATCCCGACGGTGATGTGGCAGCCGCAGGAGTCGTTGACCTTCGCTCCGATGGCGTGGAGGAACCGGACGAAGCTCAACAGGGCTTCCAGTCCTTCGATCCCCTTGAGGACGGGCGATACGAACTCGACGGCCATGTAACCTTCCTCCGCCCGGATGGAGGCATCGGAGTCGGCGCGCCACGTTGCGCCGCGGAAGTGCGGGGCTTCCACGATCCGGCCGTTGGCTGTGCCGGTCATGACGGCGAGGCCGGAGTGATAACCCCCGCGACGGATGCCAGCGGACACCGGAACCATCGTTTCGAGTTCGACCCCGAACTCGATGTTTTCGGCGAGGAAGTCAGAGGGCATTTTTGCGTTCTTCATGGTCTTGGAGGCGTTGTTGCTGTTGCTCACTACACCTCGTCGCGTGCGCTATCAGCGCACACCCAGACAAATCAAAATCCGCCCCTGAACTCATATTTTTCCCGCTCGATTCCCGTTCGGCAGGAAGGCCATTCAGTTGTCCTCCAGAGTGAGTTCCGGAGTGCCGACAGGCGCATGCGCCCGCTTGGAATCCTGGATGGCGACGATCTCCGCGCGAAGGTGCGCGTCCCGGACAATCCACTGGGCCGGATCCGGGTCCATGCTCGCGGCATAGATCGCGTTTAGGCACACGTTCCGGATGTCGCCCCCTGACAGGCCCCGCGACGCCATGGCCAGCGTGCGCAGGTCGGCAGCAACGCGCTCCCCGTTCGGCAGGTGGAGCCGGAGCAGCGCTTCCCGCTGCTGCCAGTCCGGCAGCCGGAACTCCACGTGACGAGAGATCCGCCGGAGCATGGCGGGGTCGTAGTTCTGGAAGAGGTTCGTTGTCAGGATGGCCACACCATTGAATCGATCCAGCTCGGCCATGAGCGTGTTCCGGTTCTGGTTGATGCTCGTCGAGCAGGATTCCCCCGAGGCCACCCGCCTGCTCACGAGGCTGTCCGCCTCATCGAAGAACAGGACCGCACCTTCCTCGGCAGCCGTGCGGAAGGCGCGGACGATATGCTTGGCCGTGTCCCCGAGGTATTTCGACACCACGGCGGAGTAGTCGACGCGGAACAGGGGTCGGTTCAGTCGCCGGGCGATCGCTCCTGCGGTCATGGTCTTCCCGGTCCCCGGCGGGCCGTAGAAGTTCAACACACAACGACCGGCGTTCGGCTCGATGCGGGACAGGCCCCACACCGCCTCCAACTGGTCCGCCACGAGGAACCGGTGGAGTGCGATCTCCACTTCGCGGCGGATCGCGTCCGACAGGATCATGGTCCCGAGGTCATGGCGCGCGTCCGGGAACTCCAGGACACCGACCTCGCTCGGGCCAGCCGGCCGTTGGCCGCGGCGCGGGTTGCGGTTGGATTCGCGCTCAGGTTCCCCCTGAGGCAGTTCAATCTCGTCGTTTTCGTTCGGCATACGTTCGATGGGTCTACGGTTTTGGTTGGAGAAAGGGCCCCGGCCTCCCAGCGAGTGGGAGGCCGGAGCGTTGGGTTACGGGCAGGCCACCACGTCCTTCACGCCCTTGGCCGAGAAATGAGCGATTGCCGCTCGCTTGGCCTCGCCATAAGTCCCGTTGAACCAGAACACATGATCGAGGTAGTTCGCGGTGTCCCATGCCTTGCTCGGGCAGAAGGCCCAGCGGCCATTGCCGCGCGGAGCCTTGAGGTGCGAGGCGAAGTATTTGTCGGTATCGATTCTCGTTTTCACGTCCACACGCGAGCAACCACCCTCGGCACCCTCAAAACCAAATCCTTCACTGAGATTCATTTTCCTTCATCGGGTGGGCCACCCCGGTCGAGGAGTTCGTTGTACGCCTCGGTCTCCTCGAGGCAGCGGGGGCAAAGCTGGCCTTCCATCTCGGAGGCCTTGAAGGGTTCGCGACACACGGAGCAGCGGAACCGGATGTCTCGCATCCACGCGTCCTTACCGGCGGCGAGGCCGAGGAGGTCGACGGGCACCTGGATGCACTCCCGGCCACGGCGGATCTCAGCGAAGCGTTCCCCGGACTTCGGGGCCCGCAGGATGCTGACGACGCACTCCACACCGGCGACGAGGAACCTCTGATCCTGGGTCGAGCTCATGCGCGTTCCTCAAAGAAGGTTCTCCTGAGTGGGCTTCGCCGGGGCATTCACGAGGATCTCGCGAGCCACGGTCTTGTACGGATCCGGGCAGTCCGGATTCTCGTTCGTCACCTTCGCCCCCTCCGCGAAGAAGTGATCGAAACCGCGGCCGAGCTGCCGACCGCGGAGCGTGTGCTTGTCCAGAGCAACGTCCGGGATGGCCCGCTGCTCCCGCTTGCCGAGGTAGAAGCGGACGCACGCGTTGTCGACGGCCCGGCTCTTTCGGGCGCGGCACAACGCCATGACGGCATGGACGAGGAAGAGACGCTCCGGCTTGTGTGGGTCGTCCTTCTTCTTCATCTCCGCGTAGTTGGCGTACAGCGACCGCACAACGACGGCCGCGTCCGGCTCGCCGAGGCCAACGTCCTCGGACGCGATGATCCGAAGCCGCTTGAACGCGTATTCGCCGTACCCGGAGAGGTCGAGTTCGGTGGCCCAGAAGAGGGCATCGTCCTCGTCACCGCGACGGATGCACTTCTGGAGGGCGGAGGCGACTTCGCTCATCTGATAGCCGCCGGTGGTCTGCAACTGGCCGAATGACTGGAATGGTTTGCTCATGGTATGTGCGCTAGTAGCGTAGTTAACGGGCGTTGAAAGGTGGGTTCCGGGGAACGGAGGACAGCGGGGCCGGCGTGAAGTGCATGTCGAGTTCGATGCCGATGCCATACGCGCCTTGGAGGGCCGCGAGCTCCGAGATGTCGATGTAGCCGAACTCCGGGACGAGGCCACAGACCAGACCGAAGGCCGTGTCCGCGCCGTCCCATTCCGTGATGTACCACGTCCAGGAGCCGACCGGGTCGAAGAGCTTCACGTGGACGATGGCGTCCTCCGCTCCCTCCTGGGCACCAAGCGCCGGAACCTGGGCGAGCCGCAGGCATTCCCGGAACTGGGCCAGCTTCCGTGGCCCGGGACGGACGCCGTTCTGGTAGGTGGAGCCGAGCCGGGGTTTCCGCTCGTCGAGGATGGCTGCGAGAGTCTTTTTCATGTCACGACGCGAGCAGCCACCTGCGGCATGCCCAAAACCAAATCCTTCACTGGTGTTCATTTTCTTTCCTCAGACTTGGCAGTAGCCGAGTTCCCGAAGGCTGACCCACCCCCGCACGCTGGATCCGCCGGGTTGGCCGATGATCAGGTGATCGAGGACTTCGAGCTTCAGTAGGTGACCGGCCCGGATCAGGTCACGGGTTACGCGGATGTCCGCTTCACTGGGCGAGGGGTCGCCGCTGGGGTGGTTGTGGATGAGGACGACCGCGTGGGCGTTGGCCATGATCGCCGGCCGGAAGACCTCACGGGCGTGCACGACGACCTGATCCAGAAGCCCAATCGACACCAGCGTGTGCCCGATGGCGTGCCGCCGGGTCGACAGCATGATGGCGTGCAGGTGTTCCTGTCCGGAGCGGAACAGCGGATCCGCGCCGATGTTCTTCCGCCAGTACTCGGCGACGGCTTCGGGGTGATCGAGGGTGAACCGGGTGGTGGAGTAGTCAGGGGTTTCGCACAGGACCAAACTGTCCGGACGAACGATGATCTCGCGGACCCGACGGCGGGCAATCTTCAGCGTCTTCATGACGCGACGCGAGCAACCACCCTCGGCAGGCCCAAAACCAAATCTTTCACCCCTGTTCACTTTGTGAACCGGGCGTGCGGGGATCACCACGGGACGTGCAAGGTCACCTTCGTGATGCCCGCGTAGTCTGCCTTCCGAAGGCCACGGGTCGAGTTCACCTTGAGGACGCCGCCGTTCTCCACGAGTCCCCACTTCCGGGTCAGGATTTGGAGGTCGCGTTCCTCGGTCTCGGAGTTGCGTTGCCCCGCCTGCCCGCCTGGGGAAGTGAACGTGTCGCCGAACATCAGGCAGTAGCGGTCGTTCCGGAAGCAGCGCCGGTGCCGGTAGGCGTTCAGCGCCGAGAGGTCGTAGTCCATCTTCCCGACAAGCCGCTCGTCGTTCCGGAGGTTGTGGCCGCGAAGGAATCCCTGGGTGGCCCCGAGGACGAACCCGGACAGCGCGAACGGCTTCAGCCCGGTGTAGAACCGGATGCCGGTCTGGTTCGGGGCGAACCCGAAGAGGAAGCACCCGCAGTCGGCCGCCATCCGGGCGGTGCCGTCGATGATCTCGTGGACGAGGTCCGGATCCTCCACCTTGGCCTTCTCCCCGAGGTTGGTGAAGCACCGGGCCATGTAGAGGACGTCATCGTCCATCACCATGAACGCCGGCTCCTCCCGCATCGCGTGGTAGATCCAGTTCAGCTTTGGCGCGAGACCGCGAACGCTGTCGGGGTGCGGGAGCAGGCTGCTCCGCGGGAGCGTCTGCGCGTACTCCTCCACCTGGCTCTCCGGGATGCACACCAGGCACTCCCGGAGCATCCGGTGGGTTGTGATTGTCTTCGCCCGCGACATCGAGGGAACGACGATTTTGACGGAGGGCATGGAGGAACCTCTTGAACGGAACACAGCGTCCGACGCCGACGCCGGTCTTCTTGTAGGATTTCTCGATCTGGACGCCGCAGATCGTCTGGAGGAAGAGGAAGTCGGTCTCGTTGTCCACGAAGACGAGGACGTAGTCGTGGGTCTCGCCGAGCTTCGGGGTCATCGGGTACTCGGGCGGAGGAGCGGCCGCCGCTTCCTCCTCGTCCGACAGGATCCCCGCGAGCGTGCGGTCGAGGCCCGCGTCGTCGAGCTGCTTCAGGAGGTCCTTCAACATCTGCCCGTCCTCGTCAGCGAGTTCGGCGATGTGGTTGTCGGCGAGCAGGTGGGCCAACTCATCGGCTTCCGTGGCGAAGTCTTGGACGTCGCATGGCACTTCCGTGAAACCGAGCTTCAAGGCGGCTTCCCGCCGGGCGTGCCCCGCCACGATGAAGCCCGACAGGCTCGAAACGATGATAGGCGCGCGCCACCCCTGGTGCTCCAGGATCCGGGACAGCATCTCGATCTGCTCGGGCGGGTGCCGGTTCGGGTTCTTCGGGTGCGGCTTCAGGTCGCCGACCGGCACCATCTGGGTGAAGGCGCAGTGAATTTTCATGGGACTTTCAATTTTCGGTTCCGGCGCACGAAAGGTGGTCTGATGAAGGACCTGCTGGCCTCATCGCGAAAAAAGATTCCTTCCATCATCAACAGGCGCATCGCAGCGGGCATTTGCGCGGCCATCCCCGGCGCTGGGAGCGGCCTTCCTGCTCGTTTGATCCGTCAGGGCTGGTCCTGAAGGCCTGAACACGAACCAGCGGAAGAGAGCGAAGTTCCACGCGATGCCGACGGCCATCGCCGCGAGCTTGGCGAGGTTCGCAGGTCCGACGGCAACCGCGCCGACGAGCTCGACCGCAGCAGCCAGGACACCGACCTGGACTCCGTACGCGCCAACGATCGTCACCAGGCCAAAGCGCAACGCCTGGCTCCAGGGCCGACCGCTCGAGCGGAATGCCCGCCGCTGACCGAGGAAGGAGATCGGTAGGATGACCGAGGTGGAGGCCGCGTGCGCTGGTCCGACACCAAGGCCCAGCGTAAGCCCCCCGTTGAACAGGGCGAAGTCGAGGGCAGTGGTCAGCGTGCCGACCAGGGCGAAGCGGGTGAGGGTGTTCACAGGCCCATCAGCTTCAGGATGGAGGGCTGGGGTGGTTCTGGAACCATCCCCAGCTCGGGAAGGGCCAGCAGCAGCGAAGTTCCTCGCCTGCCGATGACGGCGTAGCCATTCGTCCCGATCTGGCCGACTTGATCGCGGGACAAGACCAACACCTGCGGACGAATCCGAACGATGTCGTTCGATAAGTGCGAGGCCGAGTAGCCAGCCCAGGTCCGCTTCAGCGGGAGAACAGCGAACTCAGGGTGAGGAGCAACGCCGGTCAGGTAGTGGAGCAGCGGCTCGCCCGAGAACATCGATGTGGGGCGGGCGGCCCGGATGGCAGGAACCCACGCCGACTCAACCCCGCCAATGCTTGTTGAAACGGTTCGGATGAGCCGCATCTGGTGCGCGGTGAGGCCGATGCAGACCAAGCCAACGACCAGGACCTCGACCCGCGAACGCACGGCGAGCACAAACAGTCCCGCCGCCGGGATCCAAAAGTGGATGTGGTAGTAGCTCCACGCCGGTTGATGCAGGGAAAGAACCAGGACCGCGAAAGCCAAACCGCACGCCCACACGGCGACACCCCGAAACCACAACCCGACGACGGCGCAGAGAAGCAGCAGGCCCGAACCGGAAGCCCCCCACGCTTCCCAAGCAATTGGGTGGGGAGGTTTGGCCGAGTGGGATTGGGCGAAGATCGACGGCTGGACGAGGCCAGAGAGGATCGAGCCTGCCAGGCAAATCGCGCCGCAGGTCGCCGAGGCAACGAGGAACCGGCTCAAGACGCCGCCCTGGAAGGCAAGAACCACCGCCGGAACGAGAGCGAACGCAGCCGTAGGCTTGAGGGTGATGGCGAGGGCCGCGATCAGACCCGAGATCCAACACCGGAGGGGTGTCGCGGATCCGGCCATCAAAAGGGGGATCGCCGCAGCGGTGCCAACCCCGACGGCTGGAGCTTCCATCATGACCGAGGGCATCAGGACAGCGGCTCCGGCCTGTGAAAACACGAGCAGGGGGAAGAGCACGCCAGCCCAAGGCATGCCTTTCCGGGTGCACAGAAGCGTGGCCACGATGGGAATGGAAAGCGTCAGGGAGAAACAGAACGCCCGGATGAAATCGAGACCGGGATGGAAAGAGGCGACGCCCCGAAGTAATACGGTGAAGAGCCAATTCTGGTCGTTCCAGGCGGAAGGAATGCCGCCATGGCTCTGAACCAGGGTGAGTTTCGCGAGTTCCATCCCCTCGTCACCGCCAAGGCCCCTACCGGATCCCATGGCAATGGCGGCGGATCCCAGGACTGCCCAGAGGAGGCTCGAAGCCACCACGGGGGCGATCGCGCCCCGTTCGACGGGCTTCGACTCATCCGCGGTTTCCTCGAACGACGAGAGCCAGGCGAGGCACAGAAGAATCAGAAGCGTGATCCCTTCGCCGTGGTCCCGGAAGAAGGGCGACCAATCGCTCAGCCGGCCAAGACAGGCGCACGGTTCCTTAGCCCCAGTGAGAAGGCGAAGTGTGTGATACCCGGCGAAAACAGCGGTGAGGCCTCGAAGTGCGAGGATGGGAGTCCTGCCCGGGCGAAAGAGGGCAAGCCCAATGACTACCTCGGCGGAAATGGCCGCTAGGATGACAATCCAATTGGGTCCCCCCAGGAGCGTGTCGGGCTGGTGAATCCACTTCGGACCCGATACCAGCCCGACCGCTTTGATGGAGGCAGTCGCCAAGAGGATGACCGACGCGAGTGCCCGATGTGCGCTCAAGGTTCTCGGAGGTTGGACTACGAGCGGGTTGAGCAGGACGAGCCGATCGCACCCGAAGCGGGGGTGTTGTAGTTGTGCGGGAACTCGTCGTACTCGTCCTCGCAATTGTAGAACCAGCACGTGAAGTAACAGGTGATGGTCCAACTCGTGGAATGCAGCTGACCGCTCGAGTAGCCCCCGACGGCAGCCATGCTGGTCGTGAGCGGAGTGCAGTACGCCTTCATATCCTGGCCGTTACACTGCCCAACCGTGATGGGAGCCTGGTAGCAGGCTTGCGGGACGCTGACGTAGCATCCCTGGGATGCCTGCGTCTGGATGGGGGCACCGAGGGCCAGAATGGCCACGGCGGCAACGAACCCCTTGAACAAGGTTTTGAATCGTTTCATTGGATTCCTACCGATCCTTTTGCCGTTTGTGTCGAGTCACCGCGATGGCAACAGCCGCGGCGACTCCAATCACTCCAACCCCGATCCACCAAGGGCCGGACTTCGCGTTCACGATCGGCGTCAGTGAAGGTACTTCCCTGATGGTGCCGCTCGGGTCCACGACGTGCTGAGTGCGGTTGGAGTAGAAGATTGCGAACTCCCGGCCGTTCTCGCCCAGGAGGGATGGGGTGTAGCCTTCCCCATCGGGAAAAGTGCGAGGAGCGAAGGACAGCTCCTGGAAGTAGAAGGAACGGGTGGAAGGAACCCCATCGATGGAGAGGTTCCATCGCCGGGGGAACCCATTGGTGTCATGCGCCGAAAGCTCGGTGATCCGAGACGAGACTCGGTCCTGCGTCTTGATGGAGTAGTGGATGCGGACGGGAAGACTGTTCGAGACCTCGATCCGGCCGGTGATCTTCCCCCCGGCCAAATTGGGTGTTTCCGCCGTGGCCTCGAACGCGAGGCCATTCCAGAGGATGTTGGTTTCCGCGACGTGGAGGCCAAATCGGGTCCGGTAGGACAACGAGCCCAAGCTGCTTTCTGCCGTGGCCTCCGGCGCCAAGCGTCCCGTCGCACCAGGGACGAGCCGGAGGGGAACGGTGTCCGCTCGGGGAATGGCCTGAACCATGTTCCCGGAGAAGGACCAGGTCATCTTCATGGACTGGCCAGCAGCCACCAGGGTCTGGTCGTCGGTGTTGGGCTGGTTCTGTAGGGAGAACCAGGTTCCACCGGCCTGAATCCCAAACTTGCTCGACTTGTTCGTCTGGCCGCTGGTTTCGACGACCACCCCTTCCACGGGCGGTCTCATCGAGATCATGTCCTTCAGCCGTTGAACGGGGTCCGCATGCAGTCCGGACGCGGTTGCCAATACAAGGGAGAAGGCTTTCAGGTTCATACCCATGCGAATACAAGGAACGTCAAAGCCACTCAAGTGGGGGATCTCCCTATGACTCTCTTCAAATTCCTGCCATTAGGCACTTTACGAGTCTTGCGGTTCCATGCATGCGCTTGCGCCCGGTTCGAGATTCCGAACACCTTCGAGGCCTTCGACGACGACAGCGACAGGACCGCCTTGCTGGTCCCGATGCGGCGTGCAAGGGCGGAAAGCGATGGGGATCCGTCGATGATGCTGGGATCCATCACCCAGGCGAGGGCGAGGGTCCGCCGACCGATGATCTCGGCCATCTTCTTCGGCTCGCAGCGTCCGACGGTGACCATCCATTGGAGGACGCGTCGAAGCGCGATACCCATCGCGGCGTAGTCACGTTCGGTGAGGTCGGGGCATTGCTCCCCGAGGGCGCGCTCGATCGTGTCCCAGTCGAACTCGCCCATGCGGCCGTCGAGCGGGTCGAGGTGGCCCGAGTGATCTTCGTGGAATTCAGGTTTCATGGTTCAACGTCGGCTTGGCCAGTCGCAGTGGATGATGCCCCCGGTCTCATTGAGGCGTGAGGTGATGGAAGGCCCGAGGCTCTCGGCGAGGTCCTGGGGGCTGAGATTCGCGATGACGATGGTGTCGGTGCGGTCCGCGTAGCGGTTGTTCAGCAGCTCGAAGAGGAGGTTGCCCTCCCACACCGTTTCTCCGCGCTTCCCGATCTCGTCGATCACCAGGAGCGAAGGCTTCCGGTGCGCATCGATGACCTGGAGTTCTGTCTCCTTCGCCTCCTTGCGGTACGTAGCCTTGAGGGTGGCGAAGAATCGCACCGCGGACGTGTACAGGGCGGGACGCCCGTCCGCCGTTGTCTCGATCATCGCCTGCACGGCAAGTTGGGTCTTCCCGTTGCCCCGGGTTCCGCACAGCGCCCAGGTGGAACCTTTACCGAGCCCGCTGCGGATGATGGCGAGCTTCTGCACCCAAGGCCCGTCGAAGCGGACCGTGGCGGCGAAGTGCCGTTCCGGGACGTTCCATCCCCGCCGTGCGGACTCGACGGCGCGCCGACGAACCTTCTCGGCCTCGTTGCGCCGGAGCTCCTCCAACTCCCGCTCGGTCGCGATGCGGATGCCGCGGAAGTCGGGCATGTGCTGGTCCGGGGTGGAGGTCATAGGATTCGAGGTTGGACGGACTCCTGGATCTCGCGTCGCTCCCCAGCTGGAGCGCGGCCTTGGATGCGCTGCTGGGCCTGACGCTGCTGCTCGTCGGTCCACCATTTCCGCAGCTTGGGCCGCCAGCTCTGGATCGGGTTGCCGTGGCGATCGACCCAACCCGAGGACTCGAAGTGGTTCCAGAAGGCCTCGGCGACGTCTGCCGGCACGCAGCGCAGCTGCGCCTCGGCCTTCACCTCCTCCAGCGTCGGGAAGGTCTCCCGCGCGCGTTGTGTGTGTATGGCATCTTGGTTGGGTTGGGTACTGTACGGTAGCTCCGCACGTTCGCCGTTCGTTACGCGAACGTTCGGCGTAACAGGGGGCGCACCCATCTGCGCGGTTCGCTTCCGTTCCCGGTATGCGCGCATTCGCTCCTTGGACTGAACACGCTCGTCAACCAAACGACCGGCGTACTCGTGCCAGTCATGGATGCAGCCGTCCTCATCGAGCCACCCGGCTTCACGGAGCGACTTGGCGAACAGCTCGGCGTCCCCACCGAAGTCAGCAGCAGCCGAAATCTCTGCGGGTTCGAGAGCCGAAAGATCGCCAGTGGGGCAATAATCCAGGGCCCAAAGCCAGAGAAACGTCAGGTGCCCAGCTGCCTGGGCGCGGGGGATACGGAGCCGGTTGGCGAGTCGCGCCAGCTTCGGATGTCTCGGAAGAGTCTGGTGCAGTTCAATCCATGCCATGGTTCGAGGGGGCTTGTTGACCCGGCGTTGCCCCGGCCGGGATGGGAGTTGTGGAAAGGGACGAAGCCTGCCGGGCGCGAACGAACCGAATGATCCGTTCGAGATCCGGCACCGTGATCATGGCCCCGGTGAGCCGGAAAACGGCCCAACCCAGGGAGGTCGCTTCGTTGTACTTCTCGCAGTCGTCGTTGAACCCGGCACCTCGGGTGTGCCGTCCGCCGGACCACTCTCCCCCCTCGACCTCGATCGCGACTCGGACGTCAGGGCATGCAAAGTCGAAACGCCACCGGCGACCGGTGGCGAATCGATGCTCCTGAACCAGAGCGGGACCGTTCAGCCCGCGCCAGTAGAGCGCAAACCGACGTTCGAGGGCGGATTGTGGCATCAGGTCTTCCGTTCTCCTTGGCTCCAGCACTCGAGCACTCGACCGCTGCGCTCGACGATGACGAGGCCGCCTTGGTGAAGAGGGTCGAGTGATGCCCGGTAGGCATCCCGGCGAGCGTCGCCGAGCGACACCCGAACCGAGATCCGGACATCGCCACACCGGACAATGAAGTCGAGGAAGTGGCTCATGGTTCGGTAGCCCGGATCCGTTCGAGGGACGGAGCCGACGGTTTGGATTCGGTGCAGCCGGCGAGGAGCGTGTCCATGGCCTCGTCGAGCCCCTTGCCCTTCTTGCCGGACGCAGCGCGGAGGGCCTCCCTGAGCTTGGTCTTCGCGAGGGTCACGCACGGGAGGAAGTGTTCCGGGGTGCCGCCGGCCTCCAGGAAGCGTGCGAAGACGGTGTTTGGTTCGGTGATGACCTCCCGGCAGGAACCAGGCTTCAGCCGCCACCCGGGGATCGCCTCGGGATCCGCCTCGAGCATTCGCCGGGCTTTCGCGCGGACTGCTTCGATGACGGCTTCTGCAGCTGGCACCTTCTCCAGGAACTCGGCGATCCGCTCCGGACTCAGGACCATCTCGCGTCCGTCGCGACTCACCTGGAGGGGAAGCGTCTCCACGAGGGTCTGGGCCTCGGGACAATTCGCCTTGGCCTTGCAGTAGCGACAGCTCGACGCCGACGGAACCCGCGGTTGGTTCTCCTTCACGACGGAGGCCATGATCCCGTGGATCTCCACCACGGCCGCGGGCATGTCGGAGGGTTGGTAGCGGCAACTGGTGACCTCCGGGCGAACGAGAGGCTGGATGATGGCGACGGTGATGTCGGCGACGCCGTAGGTCTCGTGGGCCAGCACCGCCAAGGCTCGGAGTTGGAGGTTGCCGGTCGCGTGCTCCACCTCTCCCCGGCCCGTCTTGTAATCGATCAGCAGCCCGCGGAAGCCGGCATGGAAGAGAACGTCCGGCTTGCCCGACCACTGGGGCTTCAGGTCTTCGTCGTAGGCCCAGAGTCGTTCTTCCCGGATCTCCCCGATCCCTCTGATCCCGCCGAACACCTGCTCGACGAGCTGGGCCTCGATGGCGCGACAACGTTCGACGATCTGCTCTTCCTCGTCGGTGAGCGGTGGGTGGACCGCCTCGCCATACAGGACGGCATGGATACGGGTGCCGCTCGCGGCGTCCTTGCTTTCCTCGTCTTCCCCGAACTGGCGCTCGAGGTGGTAGGAACCTGGACAATGCGCGTACCGATGAACCGAGGATGCCGACGGGAGTCCTTTGCGCTCGTTCATACGGCACCCCCTTTCGACTTCTGGACCGCCTGGATGGCGTCTTTCACGTCCTTCGCCGTGGCCCCGCTCTCCAGTGCCTTGTCGATCGCCCGGACCGCCTTCTTGAGGCCGCCCGTCATCTTGTCGCCGTCCGCATCGGTGTCCCCGGTCTGGCGTGTGCGGCCAAATGCCCCGGAGGCATCGCGAAACACGCGCTCGGCCTGCTCATGGGAGATTGCGCCCCCACCGCTTTGGGTGACCTCCATGCCAGGAAGCGGGGGCTGGTCCGGATCGGGAGTGATGAACTCGACCTCATCCTTGAACTTCCGGGAGTACGACAAAGCCCCCGTACCAGCGACGCGCTTGCCGGAGAGGTTCAGCTTGAGGCTGAACCCGACACTGAGGGTTCCGTCGTCCGCGTTGATCAGCTCCGTCGCGATGCCAGTGACGTTGCCAGCGACGAGCGTCGCGAGTGCCCGGTCCAGCTCCGCCTGGAGGGAGTTGACGATTTCCCGGGCTTTCACCGTTCACCTCCCTTCTCGACGAACTGCCGGAGGTTGGAGACGACACCGCGCTGGGATTTCAGCAGGCGGTTGGCAACTGGGGTGGGCACTTCCTCGAACCCGGCGAGCTCCGCCTTCTCGGGCAGGAAGCCATCGATCTTCGCCCACTTCACAAACTGGTCGAAGTTGAAGCCGGCGAAACAGATGAAGTTCGCGAGCTGCTCCTGGGGTGAGGCCGGCGTAGATGCCTGCGGAGGCGTCGGAGTCGAAGCTGCGGGCGCCACCGGAGGCACGGGAGGCACCTCGGCTCCGGGAACCTGATCGTCGTCCGGAGCTTTGGACGAGGCGAGGAAGCGGGGCCCCGGCTCCGCCCCGGAATCGATCCTCGCGGGTACTTCCTCCGCGTCCGCCTCCGGCACGGAGACTCCAGACATCTGCTCGTAGCAGCGCTTCAGCAGCTTCCTGCTGGCCTTCCCGATGATCTGATCCGAGCCGGCGTACTCGTCCATCTTCACCGGGATCGAACACGAGTAGGTCACCGGCTGACCGTTGAGCTTCCAGGAGGCCGCGCATTCGACCAGGGCCCCGCCGTTCGCGAGGCGCGGTACATTGATCACCGGACGGAACTCCGTGACCGTCTTGCACCGTTTGATGAGGTATTCGAATCCCTCCTTCGTGCAGTACATCCGCCCCGAGATGATGTTGAACTGGTTTCCAACCCACTGGAGCCCGCGCAAGGCGGCTTCGAGTGCGCAGTCACGGACCACGGACCATTCGTAGGCTTGGTTCCACGCGTTCTTCTTCTTGTTCCAGACCTTGGGATCGGAATCGGTCCGGAACCCGATGGCGGTGTCCTGGAGTGCGACGATCCGCGCCCGCACCTCGGATGTGTCGAGGAGGGCACGGAGCTGGTCCACGCTCTCGGCCACTTCGAGGGCGGTCAGGACGTTCTGGTCTCCAGTGTTCGCCTGGCCGAAGGCGGCGGTTGCCCGGACGGAGACCTCCGAGAGGGCGGCGACAGTGTTCGGTGGGATGGGTGCCAAGGCACCCGGTTGTTTTGCGCTCATGGTGTTTGATGGTTGAGGGGACGAAATCAGCGGACCCGCCGGAGGCTTCCCGACAGGAGAAGGAGTCGACCGAGCCGGTGGCGGCGGCGGTTCTGGTTTGGGGGCGGACTCGGGCTGCGCAGTCCAATCCCAAGCGAGGCGGACAGGCCAAGCAGGCCGACCGCAAGGGTCAGGGTTTCAGCGTTCATCGCGCCTGAGGTTCGGGGTGGGCGCGGTGCCGCCGATTGGGAACGGCGTGCCCGGAGCAGTTCGTCCGGTCCCGGTATCACAGCCGGGTCGCACCGCATGGAGGGAGAAGGCTGTCAGGTGAACACGAGCCGGATTCACACCGGCACCGGTGGCCATCGAACGGTTGCGCGCCTGGGCACCGTGGCCCCTTCGCGCGCTGGTCCGCCTGGCTGCGGGGCTGTAGGCCATTCCATGCCCTTGGTACTGCCGTACCCCGCTTCCGCGCTTCCTGACTCCTGCGGTCTTTCCCGCCGTCCAGCCATCGACCGCCGAAGCGGTTGGTGAGGCCTGCACCAGTCCTGTGATTGAGTTCCCAGGACGTTGAGAGAACGCACGGGACGACCGTTGCAACAGGTCGTCTGCGATGCCGCACACACCGGACGCCGAGCAGTCGTTCCGGCCGTCGCCGGGGGCTTTGCGTCGAAAGTTGGTAGCGGGCCGCGGAGTTGAACCGCGCTGGCTCGGCTTATGAGGCCGTGCAGGTCCCCGACCTGCCCGCAAATAGGGATCCATCGCCCCGCCACCCGCGGCATCGAGTGAGTCAACAACCTGATCCGATCCCCACCCAGGGACCGGACACCTCCGCGATGGTGCCTTGGCGTAACGGGGCGATGGAAAAGCTGGAGGGGGGAGCGTCACAGGAGCACGCCCTCCCGGTGGGCATTGACCCACTTGCGGACTTCGTCCTCCCGGAAGGTGACGACGCCGCCGATCTTCACGCGGGGCAATCCCCGCCGCATCCAGTTGTGGACGCTGCGGACTGTGAGCGGGGTTCCGTCCGACCGCAGGAGCTTGCCGAGCAGCGCAGCGACCTCCTTGCGGGAGAGCACGGGGGACTCGCTTGGGTTTGCAGTTTGCATGGCTGGGCAAGGTGATTATCACCCCTGGGCATACTTTTGCCCGAGTTCGTACGCCACCTGACCGCAGAGGCTCCGGCGGTTCTCCTTGGCGGCCTGCTTCAGGATCCGGTGTTGGTCGGCTGGGATCCACGTCCCGACGAACACGAGACCATCGCGGGACTTGGGCGGG